ATGCTTCCTTCTTACGGGACTAACCTAAGAAGGTTACTTATGGAGCCGATGGATCAAGCCACATTCAGCCAAATTAAAAGGGAGATTCTAGAATCTTTTAGTAAATATGCTAGAAACGTAGCTGTAAATAAACTTCAGATATTTCCAGGCTCAACTTCAACTCCTCAAGGTGGAAACTTTATAATTATAAAGCTTTACTGCACTTTGTTGATAGAAGATAAAATTTCTTTTGATTTAACCCTAAACATACAATAATGGCATTCCGTGGCACAGTAACCTCTGACTTCATGAAGCTCATATCAGCAGATGATGCTGATAAAAGAAACTACATAAATTTTGCTGCAACTGATTTCTTAAGTCTTAGAGATTCTTTGCTGCGTTATGTTCAAGCAGTCTACCCTTTAGATTACACTTATTTCTCGGAGTCAGATTTTGGCATGATGTTGATAGAACTGGTAGCTTACATGGGCCATGTTCTATCTTACAAAGCTGATTACCTAGCTAACGAAAATTTCTTAAAGACTGCTAAGTCTAGAGAAAGTATAAAAAATTTAATGCAGCTTATTGGTGTGAGGATGAGGGGGCCAATCGCTGCCGCCGCTGACGCTAAACTATCTTTACCATTTACTTGGGCTGATTCTGCAAACAGCTTTATAACCATAGCCCCAGAAAATAGAGTTGTAACAATAACATCCCCCGAAGATGGTCTCCCACTAACCTATACATTATATAAAGTTGCCGCAGACGGGGATATAGATACAGCAAACTCTAATGCTAGCTTAATAATTTATAATTCAGATAAGACTGGATCAGTCACTACCTTCTCAAGCTTAGTTCTTCTTGAAGGATCTTTGGTTGTAGAGCAAGGAACATTCTCTGATACAGAATCACTTAAGAGTGTAAGATTACAGCAGGCTCCAATAGTTGAGGGAAGCTTACAGGTTGTAATAACAGGCGAATCTGCAACTAGTGGAGAGTATGTTCAGGTAGATAACATATTTTATGCCTCAGGCCCATCTCAAAAAGTATTCCAGTTATTGTCCAATGAAGATTATGGCGGAACTATAGTATTTGGAGATAACAACATAGGAAAGACTCCTTCCATCGGAGATCAATATACAATTTTGTATAGAGTTGGTGGAGGAAGTAGAGGAAACATACGAAAAAGTGTTTTAAACGCTCCAATATCTTTAACATTTGAAGATGGAGGCTCCCCAGTCTCATACCAAGCTACTGTTCAAAATACTTCAATAGGAACTGGAGGGTCTGACGCTGAAACAGCAGAGAATGCGAAGCGGTATGGTCCTTTAATGTTCAGAACTCAAAATCGTTTGGTGACACTGAACGATTATAAAGCATTTGTTAATAGCTATATTAGCTCTTACGGGTCAATAGGAAAGGCTACTGCCGTTACAAGAAGAGCTTACTCTTCGGCTAATATAATTGATCTATATGTCCTTGAGAAGGCTAACAATCTACAATTAAGAAAAGCTACACCAGAATATAAGCGTCAAATACTTCTAGCAATAGATGATAAAAAGATGCTTACCGATGAGGTGGTGGTTGTGGATGGACTAATTAGAACTTTGGATCTTCAAATAACACTTAGACTGGACAAGAAATACCAGTTCAACGAAGGAACAATTAGACAAAAAGTTAGAAATGCCATCGAAGCATTCTTTAATATGGACAATAACGACTTTGGGAAAGTGTTTAATCCTCAAGATTTGATGTATTCAATATTCCAAGTCGAAGAGGTTAGATTCGCTACCATAGACAATGTTCCAGAAGCTATTCAAGTAAACTTTAATGAAATAGTTCAACTAAATAATTATACACTGAATATTGTTTATGTCTAGTCCAATTAAGTTTATAGATAATCGTCAATATCACAAGTCGAATTATAGCGATGCGATGAAGTATGTCATCCCATCAATGTATTACGAAGAAGACTATGCATTAAAAAACAAAGAAATAGATGTACTAGATCAATTAATAAACTCACATCTAAACATAATTGGAAATATAAATAGTATTCTATTTATCAGCGGAGTGGCTGGCACAGTTTACAGCGGAATGAATACTCCAGAGGGTATCGCACCGTTCTTTATAAAGCAAAATAATCTTACGGATATAGACACTAACGACTTTGAAAGAAAGATACTTCTACCCTTAGACACATCATTAAAAGATTTTAATTCTAGTGCAGAGTTCAGAAATTATTTAAAGAACACATTATTACCTGGAATAAGAACTAATAACCCAACTTTAACTTTTGCTGAAAACGCTACAAAAGAACAAACACATAATTATCTAATAACTAATTTATCTTGGTTCTACTTTTTAAATAGAAGTGGATCATTGACATACAATCCATCTTCGTATGTATTAGATACTTTAGTAAATAACATTTACCAAGGCAAGCCACTGACCACGAATGATGGAATTCGCGGGCTAACAGAGTACATCTGGCGTAATTACACAACTCAATCATGGTCTTCTATTGACGTAATACCAGATGATTTCTTGCCTATTGCAAGTAATACAAGTTCACAATTTACAAGCGGAACTCAACAGCTTAGTAAACTTAATACTTTAGTTGATGTGCTGTACTCTCCATTATATATTGATGATGGAGATGTTAGAGTTAGGGATGCTATTGAAGATTATCTTCAAAACTCTTATTTAATAACACAAAAGTATTTACAAGGCCCATTCATAAAGTTGATAAAGGCAATGTCATTTGCCTTCGCAGATTATTCAAATCAAGTTGATAGGCTAGAGTCACTATACGATATAGACGAATGCCCAGACGAATACTTACCACTTCTAGCTAATTTAATTGGGTGGAAGCTGTTTGGTTCTGAGCCTGATCGCTGGAGATTGCAAATAGCTAATGCTGTAGACATTTACAGGGCCGTAGGTACAAAGAAGTGTGTTAAGCTAGTAGCTGATTCTGTGTTTGGGCAGGACGTACTAGGAGCAAGCTCTTTGATAACAGAGATGTGGGAGTCTTACATCCCATTCCTAATTCAATACTCATTAGCTACAGAGTCTCCCCTACTTCAAAACTTTTCAACTTGGACTCAATCTGTTGCTCAGAGTTTAGGGGTTACTAATTACAGTCTCAACAGTTTTGATGAAAATATAAAGATGTGTGTAGACAAAATATTAACTGATCTTGTCACCACATTCCCAGACAACTTTATACTAGCTGGAAGTAGGTTTAGAATAAATAGACCAGATTTTGTTTTTGAATACAGAAACAAAATAAATAAAATTCCACCATTTGAGGAGATTCCTTATTACACAACTGTAAAATTAACTAAGGATATGGTTAGCTTTATAGTTGATAAACTTGTCTGCTTTGGAGTTCCTATTTCATTTGCCGACAAGGTGGGTGACTACATCTTAAAATACACTTTAGAGAACAACGAAGACTATTCACTAAGAAACAGCTTCTTGATGTTCACTCCAAGCTCTGAGTATCCACCCAACTGGGATTCGGTAATAAAAGACTTGTCCGACACAAAGACCGAGTACCTATCTCTGTGGAACGGTAAATCATCTCATTTCCAAATAGTTATAGATACTTCAAGCTTTAACTTTGGAAAAACATCATTAGAGGCAGATTCAGCAGAAATACTTAAGATAACATCTCAGACAATTAAAGAATTCTCTCCTGCGAAAGCCATGCCGGATATTATTGCGAGATCGTCTGCGGAAGATTTTGCAAGCTATCTTGATGCCATTCGCCCATACATCCGAGTCGCTAAACAAGACTACGCTGCAATAACCTATGCCAGCGGAGCATCAATAGCGGGATTTGCAACCTCCGCTATAGCTATGAAGACTTATAAGAGAGGGCTTACTCCTACGTCAACTGCAACCTTCTCTAGATTTAATGCAGATAGCTTATCAGACAGTCTTATTAGATTTGATGCTCTAGCCTCATCTACTTTACCAAGAAGATCTCACCGTAGAAGAGATTTAAAGTTTATACTCCCTAAAGGTGGGTTTTATGATCGTACTGGATTTAATATGCCAGTTTCTTATGATTATAATTTTTCAACCGCTAAAACTCCTTTAGGACTTATCCCAAGTTCGATGACCTTCGTTCCGATTCCTGACTACAACAATATCCCAGAGATATACTCAAGATGCAATAATCTTGATTCTAGTAACTCTTATTATGGGTACAGTGTAAGCAACACCGTTCCCGCGCGTGGCGGATCAGAAGTTGGACCTACTAAAAATTTAGTAATTATGGCGGGTCAAAGCAACATGAACGGTAAAGGAGAGGGTTACCGAGATTCAGTAGGTGGAGTTAATTATTGGGATATTGAAGCGTCTGCTTTCGTAGATACTGTAATTCCTTTTACAAACACCCAACTTTTAAATCCACTATATGACAACTCTTTTACTGGTGTCCCATTTAGTTATGGATCAGATTTCTGGGGTCCTGAGGTAAGATTCTGTGAACTGCTTCAAAAGAGTGAGTTAGCCAAAAATACTTATATTGTAAAATTTGCCGCTGATAATTCTCTTGTAGTAAATAGTAGTTCTATTAATAGCTGGTGTCCTAGCAATACTTTTACTAATGCTCTTTATAAGAGATTTAATAATGTGGTAGACGCTGCTGTAAATTCATTAGGTGGGTCATCTAACATTAGAAATGTTTCTCTGCTTTGGTCTCAAGGAGAGTCAGAGGCAGGGACAGGACAAGAAAATAATGCAAGTGCCATAGCATTTTCTGCTGCCACAGCTTACTTTTTAGACACAGTAAAAGCAAAATTTCCATCTCCAATTAATTTTAAGATATTAAGATCCAAGATTGCGGATGAAATGGGACAAGGATCAGAGCCAGATAGATTTTACTTTCCTAATGGATATTGGGAGCCATCC